AATCAATATCGTTATCAGCGTCTCTACCAATAACTAAACTAGCATTTAGTACAGAGGTGATTGTCGTCTGAGCAGCCGTAATAGCTATGTCATTAGCGTTAGCCGTTATTCCGTCACCCCCGATTACGTTAACTGTAGCCGCTCCGCTTGTGGCTCCGCCAGTCATGCCTGATCCAGCCACAACGGATGTTATATCACCAGACCCGCCTCCAGCGGCTGCCCACTTAAGCCCTGAAGCCTCACTGCTGTCTGCGGTTAATACCTGATCATCATCACCAACAGCTAAAGCAACTGGGTCTGTAGTCCCATCGCCAACAAGTATAGATCCTTTAGCCGTTACATCAAGGGCTGTAACAGCGCCTGTACCGCTTCCAAGAAGTACATACCCGTCAGTAAGAGAAGTGGCCCCTGTTCCTCCCTTCGCAACCGTAACAGTATCTGAAAGGGTAGAGCCCGCTGCTGTAACCGTAATACCCGCGCTCCCATCAAAGTTTACCCCATTAATAGCACGAGGCGTAGTCAACGTGGCGGCACTACCAGTAGTGTCCTGGTTAAGTGTACCTACGGTAAACGTAAGGTCGTAAGGATCTCCGTCCGTACCGTGAGATGTATCGGTCCAGTTAATACCCAGCCCGCCAGCACCAATAAACTTAACTTCCTTGCCGTTCGATATGGTTACCTCGTCTCCGCTATCGTCTTCAAGCTGAAATGTTGTAACTCCGTCAGACCCGTCAGACCCGTCAGATCCGTCAGCACCTGCTGCCCCTGTAGCTCCTGTAGCTCCTGTAGCTCCTGCTGCCCCCGTAGCTCCTGTATCCCCTTTTGCCCCCGTAGACCCCGTAGGTCCAGTTGGGCCAGTAGCGCCAGTAGCGCCAGTAGCCCCTGTAGCTCCCGTCTCACCTTTGTTTACCTGGGTGACACTTAGAGAGGTAGAGGCCGCTTCTGTTATAGATACCGAGTTCGTCGTTGTAGAACCCAAAGTAACAGAAGTACCACCATTCACAGTAGCCGTGACAGTATTACCACCACTAGAAGTTACTGTTATAGCCATATTAGTCTGAGATATCTTCGTTTACCTTAAAGCTACCTCTTAGGATAGTAGTAACCGTCTCGCTTACTTTTTGCTGAATATCATAAACATACCTCCCTGGAGGAAGCTGCTTCATAACTTCCGCTGTGGCCGTTACCGTTACCAACCCAGCATCTGTCCCAGCGCTAAAAACAAATCCATTTGATAAAGCATCAAGAGGGTTTCCGTCAGCATCCTTTAGATCGGTTGTAGAAGAAGACTTAGAGCTCGAAGCCACCACCGACCTGGAAACAGATCCATCAGTCTGGGTTGTTTTGGCTCCTTTAACATCCATCAGGAATTCGTAGTTTGAGGTGGCTAGGGTTAGCGCATCACCTGCGGAATCTTTTAGCGTCAGAGAAAGCGAAAAGGAATCGCCTCGTCTGCACGTAATGTCTAGCTTCTCGGCTACATCTAAATTTACTTTACTTGCCATATTAGCCTAATAATGAGTTTACAATATCGTCTACGTTTTCAGAAGCTTCTGGTAGCTCCCCGCGCTTGCCCTGACGTTGAGACAACAGCTTGCTTTGTTCTGAAGACTGCTTCTTTACCCTCTCGTCTTTTCTATCCTCTTTAAGAACCTCAAGCTTTTCTTTGAAATTTTTATCATCCTCTTTAAACCCTAGCGTAGCCTGAGCCTTAATTATCTCAATTTCTTTTCTAAACTGGTGCTTAACCTGTTCTAGCTGAGCCTCTAACTGAGACTGCAATTGCATCTTCTGCGAATCCAATTGCGCCTCCATCTGCAACTCTTGCATCTTAGCTTGCGAGGTAGCCTGCGCCGAAGCTTGTTGTATCTCGGCTTGTTGCTGAGAGTTCTGCATAGCCATCTGTTGCTGCTGAGCAATCCGCTTCTTTCTGCGGACCACAAGCAAACGTTCCGCCTGGTTTACGTCTTTCATATTGCGTATAGCAATAGCATCTTCTATATCCAACTCTTTCTGTTGAAGAGACATCTGTATGTTCTGTTCCAGGTAGGCCCTATCTTGATCCTCCATCTCCTTAACCACCTGTACACCAAAGTTATACATAGGTAGATCGTTAAACGAAGAGAGGACAGACATGTTTTCTTTTCCTACCGCGTTCTCGTACACTTTAAAGATAACAGACTCAGGCGGTAGGATCTGCAAGCACTTCACTATATCCTCGCAGACCTTTTTAAACAAGATCATAGAAGCGTTTGTGATGTCGTATATAGCGTTATTCCCTGCCGCAATAGCATTCTGCTGCACACCGACAAGCGTGTCCCCTTTAGGTGTAGAGGCATCCATCATCTCGTTAACCCCCGTAGCATCCCTAATCATTTTTAGGTAATGGTTGTACAACCCGACAAGCTCGTTGATATTTCGAATAGAATTTCCTATCTCCCTAACAGGCGGGTTTTGGAAGCCCCCCTCTGGGTTCTTGCTCCTGTAGTAGAAGACACCTGTCTGCTCGTATATATCGTGAAGCTCTAATGGCTGCAAGTCGCCGCCTTTTCCAAGCTGTACGTTCTCCAGCCCCTCGATATCAATGATAAGTCCATCGGGTTTGGCTTTGGCAATAGCCTGCTGAATCTTTAAGTGCGTAAGCTGCAACATATCAGCAAACCCCGTACAGGAGTCCACCATAGACTTAGGCATCATATTGCGGAGGTTCGTCGCAATAGGAGAATAAGAGAGAGTGACCTTTGATATATCGTGGATATTCTTCGGTACGTTCTTCGTCCTTCCGTAATTAAACAATATATCAGCGCCACCCATAACGTAGCTACCGCCATAGACAGTAGATATCTCCATTTTGCTTGGTGTGCGCTGGAAGACACTACCCTGCTTCTCTTCGTAAGAAAACCCTTTTAAGAAGAAATTTACATTCCCAAAACGATTTTCTTTTTCTTCGAAATGGATACAATCGACAGAAAGAAACTCAAAGTCTAAAATATCGACCATATACTGATCGTAGCCGTTCTCGTTGCGCTGAAGGTTTTTGTTGTAGCTGGTCTTGTTAAAGGCAGAAGCGTCATTACCTGACTTATTCTTTACCCCCGACGCTATCTTTTTAAAATCCTCTTCATCTAGCTCATGACCAGCAATTCTCTTTAGCTCAGCTATAGACATTCTCTTTACATGCCCTGCATAGATAAGATCCTCAAAGCTAGGGTCCTCTGTGTAGCTATGAACGAAGCAAGCAGGATCGACATATTCCGTCTTTATGCCTTCGTTGGGGTCGTTACTCCTCTTAACAACAGACATCCCTAAAGCAACCAGATCGTTTACACACCTTCTAAAAACCCCGTCATTGAAGTTATTCCAAGAGAGCGTCATATTTGTCCCTATCTGCGCGGCTATCTCTGCATCGGTCTTAACATTAGTGCCAAGAAGAATCTCCGCCTCCTCTAAGGTATCTGGAAGTGTGTCAGGGTCATCCCCGACAACCATACCTGTTTGTTGTTTAAGCTGTTGTAATTGCTTTTTTGCTTCCACTTGAATCTCAACCCTGCGCTTTTTATTGTTCTTCTCTGAAGAAGACAACGGATCAATAGCCTCTAGGTTAGGGTATGGATTTCTAGAAAGGATTTTATTTACGACAACACGAACAAACTTAGGTAAGATGGGAACAGGAGTGTAATCCATGTTCAATAAACTACCATCGCCCGAATTGGGCTCTAAAGAACTAAGAAGCTTCTTGTATATGTTTGTATCCTGGGTGCCGTTAGCATAATCCCTGCTTCTCTCAAATACGTTATTTCTTTTACCGTAAAGAGAGCTCGACTCGTTCATCTTACCCCACTGAGATTCAACAGCTTTAGCATACTCCAACCCATAGGCTTTGCTCTCCTTAACTTCTGTTTCCGCTAATGGGTCTGGAAAAGTGCCTTTTTTGTTGTTGTTGTAGTCAGTCATGATGATAGTGAAGAGCTAGGCATATTCTGCAAATATAGCAAATCATCCGTAGACCTTGTATCGTCTAAAAAACTTGGTTTCTGTAAAATCGGCAACAGGTTTTTCTTTGGCCTTTTGAGCGCCTAACAAAGCCAACCCAGAGCTTATAGTCAAGTCAAACTTGGTTCTTTTGTCTATCTTAAAACCTATCCAGTCTTCTAGGGTTTTATTGAAATACATACTTCCTGTCTCTCCAGAATCGTAATTAACGCCAACATGATGGTGTATATATGTCTCTATAGCCTGCGCGTGAGACTGTATAACATCCTGAGAGTTAGAAGGTATACCCTTGGTTCTTACATTCATATTGGAACTAACAGCCGCTAAGTGCTTAGGGCGATCCATTAAGTAACCGTCGTAACCCCTTGACTCAAAGTACCTTACAATACCGTACTTGTTGTTCTCCACTAACAAGGGATACCCATAGAAAAAGGCACACATAAGGACGTCTTCGTAGAATATCTTAGCTAGGTCGGGACGAGAAGCATACTCTACAACAAACATATTAGATGGTCTGTTTATAGAAAATTTATTGTACATATGTAACGCTCCTTTCGATCCCCTGCCGTCTACCGTAGCGTCTAAATCATAAGAGTCAACACCCCCACACCCGTGATCTTTAAAAGGAGGAATCCTCTTGCCTCTTTCTGTAGCAGCGACATTACGGTCTTCGGGGTCAGGCATCCACGCAACCCTAAACCTACCGTTGGGGGTAGGGGAGAAGGCCACTTCTTTGTCTTTTTCTATCCATATAAAGTTGCCTATAACAACGGGATTTGGGTAGAGCTCGTCGTTATGTTCTATCTGCTGGTATATCTTACCTATATTAAAGAGGCTTCCCTCTATGCTGTCCCTAAAGGCTTCGTCCTCGGTGAAAGGAAACTGCCTTACCACTTCGTTCAGCTCAGAAGGATCGTCTTTAAGCGACTGCCTTTCGTTTTTTAAATACCTACGAGCCCCAATTTCTATCGTTTCCCCATCAATACCCTCTACAGGTTCTTCGGGTGTCTCTTTTACAGGCCTCCCGTGTTTATCGAAAAAACCTTCCAATGACTCATCGGCTGGCATAAAGAGCCTATATAGGCCCGTTCGGGTTCGTCCATTCTCGTTCCTGTTAGACGGATTGGAGTCATTCCATAGATCTTTATACTCCTCGCCCCCCTTACTCATAGGGTTGACGGTGCTCCCTACCATAGCCTTGCCTACCACTTTCCTACCTACGATAAGACATGTCCTTTCCACCCTCCACGCTTCGCGTATATCGGACGGCTTCTCCCACTTACCTGCCTCATCGAGGTACATCATATGAAGCTTCTCTCCGTCATATGCGTTATTGGTTGTGTTTTTCCAATTAACCAGGGTGTTTAAAGCATCACCCCGATAAGATGTTTTGTTGTTTTTTGTTATCCTCTTCGAGGGCTCTCTAAAAGCCAGCTCCATACGCGGGTTAGTAGTACCATCTTGTATGGGCTTGAAGAAGAAAGGGTAGCCACGGAACATAGCTACTACTTTTTTCATGAAAATATTCTCCTGGGCATCTTTACCAGTTTTCGACTGAATACCAAGAAGCTTGTCTTTAACTTGAGTAGCCTCGTCAACAAGTACAGCGGAACAGATATTAGTATACCCAGAGCGGCGACACTTAGTATAAAGCTGGCCGAGACAACGAGGATCAGCTTCACACGCAGCCATGTGGATAAAGACTTCTTTTTGGAAACTAAGGAATTGTGGGTGTCCGATATCAATTTGAGTCCATTGTAAAAACATATAGTGCCGCCCTGTAATATACGTAGGGATCCCATCATTGTAAAACCAAAGGCCGTCGCGCCGCCGCTGAAACTCTTGTTCGATGTAAACAGAAAACCTTTTTCGAAACTCGGAAGGTTTCTCGAACCACTCATCCATACTTCTAATCCTTTGCAGCTCCACAGGCATAGGCTGCCTCTCCCACAGCTGCATCGCTCTTGGCTTATCATGGAAGAGGATTTTCGATTTGGGTGGTTTT